TGAGTTCCACCCTGAAAATTGATTGGGCAACACATGAAGCGGCCAAGTATGCGGTGGAGAATTGGCATTATTCTAAGACTCTACCTGTCGGAAAGATGGCGCGGGTTGGAGCATGGGAGGATGGTAGATTTGTCGGAGTCGTTATCTTTGCATGGGGAATGAACAAAGATCTCGGAACACCATACAGGCTCAAACTCGGTCAATGCGCGGAGCTTGTTCGAGTGGCACTTACGAAGCACCGATCTCAGGTGTCGAAGATACTTGCAATCGCCACAAGATTTCTCAAGAAACAGTCGCCAGGCTTGAGGCTGCTTGTCTCATTCGCTGACCCATCAGAAGGTCACCATGGAGGAATCTATCAGGCAAACGGCTGGCAATATACAGGCACAAGCCCACAGTCATTTGAGTGGCTACTGAATGGCAAGCGATTGAATCGCAGGGCTTACACTGGCCACAATTTCGGACAAGCCAAGATGCAAATCCCAAAAGGATCAATCAAACGAAAGGTGCAAGGCAAGCATCGCTACCTCATGCCACTCGACAAAGAGATGAAAAAGCAGATACTACCCTTAGCAAAACCATACCCAAAACGCGCATCAAGTGAAACGAGAGACACGCCAAGCGACCAGCTTGGAAAGGCAGGTGCAAGACCTAGCGATGCGCTCCCCTTATGAGTAGCCCAACCCCCGACCCGCTAACGTGGCCGAGCGACCGCATGGCGCGCCTGCTCGACATGACGACGCGGCGAATGAACCAGCTAGTCAGCGAAGGCGTGCTCTTCCGCGAAGAGCGTGGGCGTTACTCGCCACTCAAAAATGCGGTTGCATACATCCGCTACCTGCGCGACAGGCGTGACCAAGCTGGGAGCGCATCGAATGAAGATGACGACAAGGCAACCCGCCGCGCGCTCAACGTGGCCCGCCACGACGAGATCCGGCTGAACATGGAAGTCACCGCGCGCACCCGAATCCCGATCGACCTCATCGAAGAGATCGACGAGCGCCTGCACTCTAACATCGCGGGCATCCTCAAGAGCAGGCGCAACAAGACGCTCGACGAGGAGGCGCTCAGCGACATCTTCGGCGAGCTTCGGCAAGTCGGGCCGATGCTCCGCGCGTGGCATCAGCAAGTCACCGCCGCCGAAGTGCCCGTTGTCGCTCCGCTCGTCACCCCGCCCGCCGAAGAAGATGAAGACGAAGACGACGAGGAATGATCGAAATTTTCTCCAACGGCGGCGGAACTCAATCGGCGGCGATCACTGCACTAATTGTGCAGGGGAGATTACCGAAACCTGATTTGGTTGTAATCTGCGACACTGGCAGAGAGAAATCTTCGACATGGGATTACCTCGACGCGGTGATTCGTCCAGCACTTAGAGGGGTGGGATTAGAGGTGATTCGCATCAAGCACGCGGAGTGGAGCAACCCATCGCCGAGTGGCGAGCATTACTCTCACAATGGAAACACTCTCCTCATTCCAGCATTCACAAATCAAAGTGGAGATGTGGGCAAATTAAGTGGATTTTGTTCGGACAAGTGGAAGGTAATGCCTAAAAACCGATATCTTCGGGAGGTGTTAAAAATTCCAACCAACCAGCAGAAAAATTGGATTGGATTTTCCACGGATGAGGCGAGGCGAGCGATTCGGATGATTGCAGGGGAAGACTTTCAAGCGGGGTTAATTCGACTTCCACTCATCCACGATGTGCCAATGAATCGCCGAGATGCAATCGCGTTAGTCGAATCAATGGGTTGGCCAACTCCTCCTCGTTCATCGTGCTATATGTGTCCGAACCACAACGATTCTGAGTGGCGGGATTTAAAAGAAAATTACCCACTAGAATTTGCAATGGCGTGTGACCTCGAAAGGGAGATTCAGCAAAAAGATGCGTTTTGCTTTTTTCACAAATCCTGCAAGCCACTCGGTGAAGTGAATTTCACTTTGCCAGAAGACCTATTCGACCGAGCCTGCTCTAGCGGAGGATGTTTCACATGAGCAACGCCACCACCATCCGCCCCCACGAGATCCGCGCAATCTCTCGCTCCTCAGCGGTGGAGCTTCGCGCCCGCATCGCCGCGCGTTGCTACGCGTTCTCGTCGCTCGTTCCGCCGGAAGATTGGGCGCAAGACATTTACCGCTTGCCGACAGGCGGGCGGTTCCGCTGGGAGTTTGCGCCGTACACGCGGGCGATGTTCAAATCCATCTTCGACACCAACTCCATCGAAACTTCGATGCAACTTTTCTCCCGTGGGCTCAAGTCTACAGTGATCCTCCTCGCCATCGGATACGTGATCGACCAAGCGCCGCGGCGCATCCTCAGCTTGTGGCCGACGAACGGACAAGGGGAGAAGTGGAGCAAAGACAACCTTTGCGGTGAGTTACTCAACTGCACTCCCGCCCTCAGCTACTTAGGCAACGCCACAGGTAAACGCATCACGAGCAACACCCTTTTGCACAAGGAGTTTCCCGGCGGGCTCATTGACATCTTCGGCGCCAACTCCCCCGGCGATATGCGACGAGCAAAAGGATCCTTCCTTTACGCCGACGAAATCGACGCAATCGGCACCGAGCAAACCGACGAAGGCGACCAGCTCGCAATTTTCAACAAGCGGGGCGACGAATACCCCGACACCATCCGCGTCTTCTCCTCCTACCCTTCGGTGCAGGGGTTGAGCCGCATCAACGCGCGGCTCAAAGACTCAGACCACAACGAATGGCATTCGACGTGCGTGGAGTGTGGGGGCGAACCGTTCGTGATGCATCGCAATCAACTTCGCTATGATGTAGAGCGACCGCAGGAAGCCCGCCTTGAGTGCCCGCGATGCTCGGCGTTGCTCACCGACCGCCAACGATATGACATGGCTCACCGCCAAGGATTCGACAACTGGCGACCACGCAACGCGTTCCGTGGCAAGCGTGGCTATCAGGCGAACGCGCTCCTCTGGCCTCACCCCGTAGATGAAAAAAAATACGCGGGGGGCTGGCTGCAGTGCATCGCCCAACAGGAGATCGATGCGAAGCAATCGGACAACCCGCGGCGCTCGATGCGCGTGCTCGTCAACACGGTGGACGCCGAACCTTGGGATCCTACGGAAGACAGCGAAAAGCCGCCAGAGTGGCGGGAGATCTACGAAGCCCGCGAAGCCTATACCGACGCGCCGCGTGACGCGCTTTTCCTCACCGCGTTCGTTGACGTTCAGCTAAACCGCCTAGAATGCGGGTGGCGAGCTTGGGGGCGGAATGAGGAAAGTTGGGGGTTGGATCACGTCGTTTTAGATGGACACGTGCGAATGGCAGACGTCTGGAAATCTTTACGCAAGCAACTCTCCCGCAAATTCCCGCGCGAAGGCGGCGGGTATCTCACCCTTGGCATGGCGCTCGTTGACGGCGGCCACTTTGCCGAGGACGTCTATCGTTTCATGCAGGAACTTTCGACGAATCCGATGCCAGGGGTGAGCGGGAAATGCCGGGCGAGCAAGGGCGTCGGGCAAGCCAACCACCCAATCATTGATCGCAAATGGAAGACCGTTGCTCGCAACCTCAAAGGGTATCACATCGGCACGTGGGAGGCGAAAGATCGCATCTACGAGCGACTCAAGGTGAAGGCGAAAGACGGCGAGACGCCCGAAGGAGTGATGCATTTCAATCAGAAATTCGGCGAAGAATATTGCCAACAGTTGACCGTTGAAACCGTGGCAATCAGCTACGAGCGCGGTGAGGAGGTGCGCAAATATCTTAACGCGAAGCAGGCGCGAAACGAGGCGATCGACATCGAAGTCGGCAACCTCGCCGCGTTCCGCCTTCATCCGCGCAACATGGACGCGCTCGAGGATGAGCTTGAGAATCAGCAACCGATCAACGCGCTGGCACCTGTGCAGACGGCGAGCGTTATGCGGGGTGGCGGGTGGGGGCTTTAAAAATAATTCTCGACGGGGAAGGGAGAATTGAATAAATTCATCCCGTTCTCTTAAAGCGTTGACGCGCTCTTCCTTTTTCTCTTGGCGGCTTGGCCGTTTCCGTTTGTGCGTCAACACAAGCGGAGGGCGTTTTAAAATGACAAGAAACCAATTTATTGATTCTCAAGGCACGGCATGGCGGGGCACGGCTTGGCTGGGCTTGGCGGGGCATGGCCGGGCGGGGCCGGGCGCGGCTGGGCAAGGCGAGGCAAGGCAACAACGAGCGCATCGGGCGGGAACAGGTGCAAACTTTCAAGGCATGGCATGGCGTGGCTTGGCGAGGAATGGCGTGGCAGGGCCGGGCACGGCTTGGCGCGGCCAGGCAGGGCGGGGCGGGGCATGGCCGGGCGGGGCAAGGCAAGGCAACTACGAGGCACCGGGCGGTCAACAGGTGCAAATTCTCAGGGCGCGGCTTGGCAGGGCTCGGCGCGGCAGGGCTCGGCGCGGCCCGGCGGGGCAAGGCGAGGCGAGGCAACAACGAGACACGCGGGCGGTAACAGCGTGACAACTTTATGAGCGGACACGTTTACTTTTTCCACAATGGCACCGAGTGCAAAATCGGCTTCACCACCCCGCGCATCGAAGAGCGACTTTGGGCGGCTCACGTGTGGAGCCCACGCCCCCTTCAGATCATCGGCACGATTGCCACAGACTTTCCCGACCAACTCGAAAAAACGATCCACCTACAACTGGCGCATCGCAGAATTATCAAGCCAAGCGGAAACGGCGAATGGTTTGACCTGACCATCGACGAAACAACCAAGGTCATAGAAGACAACGAAAATGGAAGCATCCGACAGTATCATTACAGCGAAGCTCACGGGCATCCGGCCCATCATGTTCGATCGTTACGGCGGGGACAACAAGACCAAGCTCGACGACCTCGACAAGATGTATGTGGACGAGCATGGGACGTGTGGCATCCCGGTTCTCAATGTGTTCAGCCTGCTATCAGCGGAAAACACGCCCTCGGTAGCGAAGCGTTTCTACGGCAAGCAAGGCCGTGATGTGGCGCAGGGAGTTAAGTCGTTCTGCAACATCGAAGCCATCGGTGGAGAAGATCCCATGCATGCGCCAATCATGGACGAGGAAGGGATCGCCTATCAAGCAAGCGACATTCGCATTCGCATCATGAACCACGTGGCACGCCTTCCCAAAGGTATCCCAAACCCTAAGAGTCGCCCGATGATCCCGAACGGGTGGAGTGTCACTTTCCGCTTCGAGTTGCAACCCAATCAACTACTGAACGAACCAACGCTCAAGGCGATGGTTCAACAAGGTGGCATTCTCGGACTCGGCACCTTCCGCCCGATCTTCGGACGCTACCGCGTGACGTGGCTATAAACTAAACTCCTCCTCTCAACCCAACGCCCCATCGAAGCAATTCGATGGGGCGTTTTTTGTGTGCGGGTTGCCAATCTTCTGGCGGGTGGTGAAACTCAAGGCACAATGCCTGACCCACTCGTCGGAATCCCAATGCAGTTTGAAGCCGGGGACACCGTAATTTTCACCGAAGCTTTCGCCGACTACGCGCCCGGCACCTACGTTGCCACGCTCGTCTTAAACAACCGAGTCGCCGCGGCAACCACGATCACCGCCACGACTTCGGGCGCGCTCTTCCTGTTCACGCTCAGCGCCACGGTGACCGCCGCTATCACCGCGGGCGCTTACACCTACGCCATCTATGCGACGAGCGGAGCAACCCGATACACCGCAAAGCAGGGCACGATCAACGTGCTAGCCAACCTCACCGCCACCGCCGTTCCTTCATTCGCCCAGGCGCAAGTCACTCGCCTTCAAACTATACTTGCCGAGTTCAGCGCGACGACAAAGCAGAGCGTCAGCTTCAACGGGCAATCCTTCTCTCGCGGGGCGATCAAAGACTACCAAGAGCAACTCAGCTTCTGGCAAGCCACTGTCATTCGCGAAACCGCCGCCGACAACGCCGCGCGCGGATCTACCACGAGCAACCGCATCACGCTTTCGTTCGTGCCATCAAACAACCTCGACCCCACCTACTACGCTCGATGAACATTTTCACGAAGATCTTCAGCAAAAAAGGCGGGAACAAAACAGGGGAGCGGGGGTTCCGCGAACTCGCTTCGGTGGGCGGTGGGATCAATGGCGACTGGCCCGTGAGTCAGATCGGGGAAGATGCCGATATGTGGCAGAACGCGTGGGCGTTGACCTCTCGCGTTCGCGATCTTTTTCGCTCCAATCCACTCTACCAAGCCTATCGGGAAACATTGTGGGCGAACGTCTTCGGGAGCGAAGGCATCATGCTTCGGAGTCGGGTGAAAGAGCAGGAAGATCGCATCGTTCAGAACGCTGGGGAGAAGGCGACGCTGCGAGCCTATGACGCGCGAATTGACCGCGTACGCGCTCACGCCGCCGAGCGGAGTGGCAACCCATTCCACCCGACCAACCGCCCGTGGATTGGCTCTAATGGCTCGAGCAGGGCGCAGGTAAAAGTTGGTGAGCCAGACGTGTTCGCTCGGCAGTTGATCGAAAAGAAATGGGCGGAGTGGCAACGCGCGGAATACTGCGACACGAGGGGGACGCGCAACTACAAGACGATGCGCCAGCTTCGCCTCATCTCAGCGGTTCGAGACGGCGACTTTTTCATTCGCATGATTCGCGACCCTCGGGTGAACAAGTTTGGTTTCTCGCTGCAAATGATCAACGCGGAGTGGTGTGATCGCCTGATGAACGGGACGCTCGAGAACGGCAACGTCGTGCGAATGGGCATCGAATACGAGAGCTCAAGCTGGGGGCTTGGAAAGGCGGTGGCTTATTATTTCATCCGCCGTCAGCCCAACGATTGGCAATTCACCATCGCTGGCACCTTCGGTTTCGGCGCAATCAATAACGGGCTTCATGACCGCATCCCCGCCCGCGAAATCATCCACTACGCTCGCCCAGTTGACAGCGATTCGACCCGCCCCGCCCCGTGGGTTGCAACCACAATCCCGAAGGCGCGACAGCTCGACCAATACGAGCTCGCCGAGGTGGTCGCCGCTCGTCAACAAGCGACGAAAACGGGGTGGCTTTATTCGGACGTTCTCCCCGAAGGAGGCAACGCGGGCTTCACGGTTGATCCTCGCAACGGCTTGCCAAATCAACAGATGGGGCCGGGGGACATCGGCGCTCTTCCTTGGGGCGTCAAATACCAAGCGATCGATCCGACTCACCCAAATGGCAACTTCGGGGAGTTTCGGAAGGCGATGGTGCGGAGCCAATGCGCGGGGATGCCCGGCGCAAATTACTCCACGATGGCCAACGATTACGAAGCGATCAACTTCAGCGCCGGGCGCCTGCAAAAGCTCGACAGCAACGAGCTTTTCAAACTCAT